AGACTGTGGGAAACGAGGTCCGGGTCTTCCTCGTGGACGCCGGGGGTCAGGCGGTCCTCCTGCACTCTCACATAGGATCTGAGCGCATCAAGCTCATATCGCGTCCCGTGGGGGACGAAACGAACTATGCCGGGCACAAGGGAGAAATTTCGGTGGAACTGGACGCGGGCTCGCGGCGGGTCGTCTTTGCCTCCTCCTCTGGCGGGGACGCGGGGATGAAGGTCATTTTCGATGCGGCCTCGGGGTTCATTGAGATTGCAGGTCCGGTTGTGGCCCGGCTCAATGTCGGTGTGCTGGAGATCCTTGGGCGCACGACGATGAAGGGAGACTTGCTCGTCGAGGGGGATCTGCTTGTTGAAGGAGACTCGTTAATCTGTGGAGAAAAGATCGGAGGGGAGGCAGCATGAAGTTTGAGCCTATCGTAGCCGCGAATTTCGACTTCGATATCGGTCTGCCTTATTTTCATCTGGTGGTCAAACGGCTGTGTTGGCCGCTTCTCGTGGAAGGCGGCACAACCTTTCCGCACAAGGAGCGTTGTCTTCGTGTGGAAATCGTTCTCTGTGAGGATATTCCGTACAACGACTGGTTCGAAAAAATGTTGACGGAGACGTTCACTGGAGTGTTGACCTGTATGGATCGAAAAGGGGCGGAAAAACTGATTGTAACCTTCCACAACATGAAGCTCGTCGAGCGTGGTTTTGATCTGGATTACACCAACTTGGGGCCGCTCAGGGCGAGGCTGGTTTTTCGCTACGACCATATCGAGGAAAAGCTGTTACCACCAACCGAGGTCATCACAACAATCTGATGTCCATTCAATCCGAGATAGACCGCAATCTGACCGAACGTGGCCGGTTTTTGCATTCGTTCGTAATTTCCGGTGAATCGGGAGACGCGAATGTTCCTAAAGACGTGCATGTACGTTTCTACGGTTGTACGATTGGGTCACTCAATTTGAACGGAAACAACAACGTTTTTCTTGAAGGAGGAGTATGCGCAGCGATTGTGGCAAAAAGTTCGTCTCTGATGTCGCGTGGAACTGGATTTACGGGGGAAGCCTCTCTTGACGAACAATCGAAAGCCGATCTTTTCGGTGGCTCCATCACCGCCCCGTGGAGATTCAAAGCCCGGTCATTTTTCCGTGGAGACAATCTCACGTTTTCTGGCGGTGATATCGCGCTCGATTTCCAAGCAGGCTCGCAAGGGCGTGTCACGCGCTCCACGTTTTCAGGGCACGGAACCGCGGCTGTAAAAGCCGCTGCCGGGTCCTATGCCTTACTTTCGAATTGTGCGTCGGTCAAGGGTACGCGGGCGTTGTGGGCGACTGATCGTGGAGTCATTCAAGCCATTGAGTGTGCGCTTGTCGAGGGAACGGGGCTTTACGCGTTACAGGTCGAGGACTACGGGCGTATCGAGGCGTTGAACTGCGCGCTCGTCAAAGGAGCCGTCAACGCTGGATACGGCGATACCTATGGGTTCCTGAGCCTGCAAAAATGCACGACGATTCTTGGGGCTGGAAATTCAGCCATCTTTCTCGATAACCATGCCGGGGCGGAGATACGGTTCTTCGATACGTGCGAAGGTCAGGGGGATTCGGCGATACGTACAACGAATCTGAATTCGGTTTTCGTGCTCGGAGGGGCGTTACTCCGGTCGGGAGCCAAGGACGGTCTGGAGCTAAAAGGAGGCTCAACCGGGCAGATTGTCAGCGTTGTGCTGGTCAAAGGTGCTGGACGGCATGGGGTGCATCTCGAAAGCAACTCTGAATTGTATGTCAACGACGTGGTAAACATCGAAGGTGCCCAAGAGGGATTTTTCGCGGCCGATGGGTCGTTGCTCAACATGCATGACGTGGCTGTGGTAAAGGGGCTTGGAAGTCATGGTGGAACGATCAGCGGCGCGTCAAAGGCGGCACTCTTTGTCGATACGATCATCGGGGAAGCTGGCCACGGGTTGAATCTTTCGGGAAAATCGCGTGTCGTGTTGAAAGGTCCTTCGCTCGTCAAAGGTAATTCAGGTCACGGCGTTAGCCTTGGCGCTGAATGCGAGATTGTCGTGTCACAAGCTGAATCGGTGTCCGGGGAAGCAGGCGACGGGATCAACGCTGGTGCTTCCTGCAAGGTCATCACGAACAAGAGTACTGTTGTCGGAAAGGCAGGAAATGGCATTACAGCGGGGGCCGGAACGACGGTTCATGCCACATCCTGCGCCAGCATTCTTGGACAGGCTGGCCATGGGATAGACGCCACGGATTCTCTCGTGCGTTTGCGGAAAGTGGCGTCTATTTCAGGACTGGCCGGGCACGGGATCAAGCTAGTCAACCCGGATTTTGAAATGGTTCTGTGTCCGGACGTTTCTGGCATCGAAGATGGGATCAACGCAGTTGGGCGAGGTGCGGGTTCTGACAGCCTGAAAGTCGAACGGTGTGTCGTGGTAGGGACCAGTACAGGGCTCAACGTGACGAAAGTGAAGGTTAGTAGTTACGGGTCTAAGTACACCGGTTCTACGTCTTTGCTGGCTGTACAAGCTCATGTCATCGTTTCGGAAGATGTTTTCGATGGTGATGCGACGATCTTGCAGACTGTGTACGAGGAGCGAAACTCCAAAATTGACGGAGACTTGACGTACGATGACGCGTCTGTTTTTACTGTCAAGGGCGAGGTTACTGGAGATGTGGTTTTCAACAATACTGGAATTCTTTCGGTAAAGGGAATTACCAAGGATCTGACCGCTACAGATTCCGCGTTGTTGTTGCTTAAATCAGCGGCACAGGCGGTAGAGTTAACGGATGCTGTGGCGCTTTTAGTCAAGACAACGGCGCAGGGAATAGACGTGACGGATGCAGTGGCTTTTCTCATCAAGGCTACCGCGTCGGGGATGTCACTTTCCAACGCGGCGGCAATCCTCGTCAAGGCTACCGCGTCGGGGATGTCACTTTCCAACGCGGCGGCAATCCTAGCTAAATCAGGGGCTGGAATAATCTCTGGAAGCGGTTCTGTTGTTTCTGCTTTGGGGGGCACTCCCCAAATCGGAGTGGATTTCGTTGACCTTGAATCGGATCTCATCAAAATTCAGGACAAGACCGGTGCTTCGATGACCTTCGCTGGTTCGAGCATCACTACAAACGAGTAAAAAAATCATGGCATGTCCACAGCTTCCTGAATCACTCAACGGGCAAATCCAGACACTTCATGCGCGTTGTCAGGCTTTGGAAAAACGTGTAGCGACGTTAACGGCTGCTCTTACTTCGACGACTTCTTTTCTATCCACCGTGGCCGGAATAGTCGGTGTTTCGGTTCCGGGGGTGGTCGGCACCATCGCTACCTCACCGTTGGATCTGGCGGCTCTTGCGGGGCTGGTTCCAGCCGTTCCAACGATTCAGCTTGCCGGACTCATGCAGGCTCTTGATACGGTAGGTAACCCTTTGGATTTCGGGCTTCCAGCTTTTCCCGGTGGGGTTTTTCTAGACTTAGCCAATGACGCGGCCTGCGGGCAGCTTCATACCTCTATTTTCGTGAAGCCATGACTATCCTCTTGGAGAGAGTGCTGCGTGGTGGCGTCGTTCGATCTGTCTGAAGCCTCAGCCAATGTCATCGGGACAGGGGCGAAAGTACCGTTTGCCTTTGGTATAGGAAAAAGCGTTCGCTCGGTCACGACAGCGAATGGGCTAGACAAAATTCTAGATTCCATTAAAACGATTCTTCAGACCCGCCCCGGTGAGCGTTTCATGGTGCCTGATTTTGGGTGTTTGACCGGGGATACTCCAATTCCGCTTTTGGACGGCACGGTAGTTCTTATGCGGGATCTTGTAGGCCGAGAGGTATGGGTCTATGGGAATGATGGGAATTATGTAGTTCCTGTGAAGACCGATGGCGCGGTGTCTAGGGGGTTCAAGCAGGTCGTACGAGTTCTTCTGGACGATGGGGCTGAACAACTATGCACTCCAGATCACCTGTTTCTTTTGCGGGACGGAACGTATCGAAGAGCGGATGCTTTGTCTTCTGGCGATTCGCTCATGCCTCTTTATCGCCAGATCAACCGACGAGGATATGAGGAGACTTATATACCGTGTATTGAAAAATGGGTTCCTACTCATCGTCTGTTGATTCCCAAAGTTATGAAGGGAAAAGTTGTTCATCACGCTGATTTTAATAAGCGTAACAACGCGCCAGAAAATCTTGTGGTTATTGGGAAGATTAAACATTTCGAACTGCATTCGGTACACGCACGAGAAACGGGTATTCTCCACGCGCTGTGGTCCAGTCGTGAGGGACGAGAACGCATGTTAAACGTGGTTCGCAGAACCATTCAGCGGCATAATACACGCTACAAAGAAGACTGTGCCTATCGAGAGGATATTAGGGTGAAGCGTGCCATCAAGCTTCGTGCTTTTCACGCGAGGCGCCGTTTGGAAAATACTGCTGCGCGGGTAGAGAAGGAGCGGTGGAAGGAGCAGGTTCGACAGGAGAAATTGAAAAGGGCACATCTTATTCGTTCTGAAAATGCCCGTCAGTTCGGTGTTCCTCGTTTGATCGCGTGGAGTCGTAGTGAGGCGGGGCGGACAAATGCCAGACAGCTTGGAAAAAACAAACTTAAGTCCGTAACTCGTCAGGGTATATTGGAGTTTGCGACTCCGCTGACCTTTGACGGAAACCGTGCTGAATTAGTCACTTATGTCTGCCAACATTTTCAGCTTTCGCGTGCGGCTTTGAAGCGTCGTGTGGCTCTTTCAGAATTAGCCCCGCAGGTTGCGAAGGGAAACAAGTGGCACAACCATAAAGTCGTGTCTGTGGAACCATTGGCGCTAGAGTTGGAGGTTTTCGATCTCGTCAATACACGTACACAGAATTTCGCTGTAGGAGCAGGTGTTTTTGTTCATAATAGTCGGCTGTACGATCTCGTGTTCGAGCCGAACGATAATATCACAACCGCTCTTCTCAATTTCTACACTGTCGAGGCGCTCAAGAAATGGGAAAAGCGGGTACGTATTACGCGTGTGACCTTTCAGATGAACGAGAATGATCCACACTACGTTGGAATCTCCATTGAATTCTACGTCCTTCAGACGCACCAGAAAGGCTCTTACGTATTTCCGTTCGTAAGGCAACCTGCGCCGATGACGGAACTGGCGACGGGCTCTGAGTCAAGACGGATTTTCACACAGGGGCAGGTGTTGTCGCTATGAGTATTTTTCGCCTGTTCACGCGCGGGAAAAAGAGTCCGCTCATTGCGAAGAAGGAAATTCCCGTGGGGGTGACCGACAATCCGCTTGATCCTCGGTTGGGGCATGGACCGGACACGGGACCTCGTTCGCAAAACGAAGTGTACCTTGTGCTGTCCAAGGAAGAGCGTATGAAACCCTTTATGCGTCCCTATCGCGACACGTATGTCCACGTCAAATGCGGGATGCGCACGAAAATGGGAGTCGCACTTTCAGAGACGTACGCAAGGGACCCGAAATTCTACGGCTCCACGTATTGTTTTGAATGTCAAATGCATCTTCCGGTTTCTGAGTTCAACTGGCTGGACGGTGCGCAGGTAGGTAGCTAAAATGACCGACGCTCCGATTGCCCGTGTCCAATATACGAATGCGGATTTTCGCACTCTGCGGCAGGAGCTACTCGCTCGCATCCCGTTTTTGACTTCGGGTAAATGGTCGGATCTCAACGAGTCCGATATCGGCATCGCTATCGTGGAGCTTCTTATTGGAATGCAGGATCAGAACCTCTTCTACCTCGATAAGAAATTTCTTGAATCACAGCTTCCCACGGCGCGTCAAAGAGTCAACGTCAAGAATCTCCTGAAGCTGATCGCCTACGACGTGCCGGGGTATGTCTCGGCCAGCGGGCAGGTGACGATCTCGGTGGCCCCGAGCGCTACTCCGCCCGCCTATGGGACGGTCAATGGACACGCCAATTCGATCCTGATTCCGTTGGCAACCGAGCTTTCGGGGCGGAGCGAGGTGGCCGACGCGGTTTCTTTCTATACCATCGAAGACCGCTACCTGACACAGCCACAGGCCGGGGCTTCAGGAGCGGTCACGGTAGGAGTCATTCAGGGACAGCGGTTGACTTCTCCTGAAACGTTTCAGGGGGATGGAACGGCTAATCAGCGCTATGTCCTGCGCGTGCAGAATGTGGCCCGTGATCTCTTGACGGTTAAGATCGGCTCGACCGAAAATTCGGCAATCCCGTGGGTACGGGTGACGACATTCTTGACTTCGAAGGCCAACGATCAGATTTTTGAAGCAGTGGAGGACGAAAAGGGGAACGTCTACATTCAATTCGGGGATGGGAAATTCGGTAAGGTTCCTCCGCTCGGGCAGAATATCTACGTTTATGCCGTCATCACGTTGGGTACGACAGGCAACCTTGCCGCTGGCACGGTGACGCAGGTAACCTCTTCAGTGCTCGACACGAATGGTAGTCCGGTGTCGTTGACCGCTTCGAATGTGCAGGCGATGACGGGAGGAGCCGATCCTGAGACAATTGAGATCGCGAAGCGTAACGGTCCGGCACAGTTGTCGGCGCTTTTCAGGGCGATGTCGAAGAGAGATTACATTGCGCTGGCACAATTGATTCAGGGCGTTGACAAGGCGAATGCGTGGGGAGAGCAGGAAGAGCTTCACCCAAATATTAAGCTCTTTAACCGGGTCATGGTGACCTTTCTCGCGCTTGACTCGAATGGAAATCTTATCGACCCACTGTCTCCTGAATATGCCGTGATTCGTTCGCAGGTGTCTACTCTTCTGGAGGAGCGTAAACCGGTTACAACTCGTGTCGTGTTTGAGCAGCCACAGTGGGTGGACTTGATCGTTTCCACGCAGGTGGCTGTGGACAGGACGCTCTACGACGAAAATATCATCGCGTCAGAGGCCAAACTGGCTGTACAGGATTATTTCTCGTACGTCAACGTAACCTTTGGACAGGACGCACGGCAGTCTCTTGTCTCCAAGCTGCTTCTCACTGTGCCGGGGGTTTCATGGGCAACGGTACAGCTTGCTCAACGGAAGGGCTCGACAGAAACAGCGCCATCCTACGGGGACATTCCGGTGTCTCGGTGGGAGCTTATTCGTATCAACGACTTTGATCAGCAGGGAAATCCGGTACTCGGAACGGATGCTTCCGGCAAGGTTATCGAGCATGTCAGGATCTTCACGACCACGCAGGTGGATGCACCGACTCCGGATTTCCAGACAGACGAATCGTTGAGCGGTGTGTTCCCGTCAGGGGCGAAACCGTTCATTGAAACGCCGTTCGGCGTCATCAACGATGTGAACATGTCGTTCGTCAACCCGACGAATCTGGCTGGCAGAACTGTCATGGTCTACGTTGATGGTTTTTGGGATTCTGGCGCTGTGGTTTCAGGCGCAGGAATTACGACCAGTACGTCGCCGCATTCAAGCATCAAAGTCGTGAGTTGGGGAGGGTAGGGTGTTCAAGAAATTCTTGACTGCACTGCTTTTCGTTTCTGGTATCGCTGCCGCGCAAGAAAAATTCAGTCTGTTCAATCGGGCGTCTCCCACTCCCGGAGGTACGACGGGCTGTATTGTCTATGCTTCGACGACCACTTCGTTGGGGTGCATCGCACTCGGGATTACGGGGTATGTGTTGACGGCAGGGTCAGCAGGACCCCATTATGCTCCGCCAACAACGGGGGTCGTTCCAACAGGTACTGGATTTCGCTATGTTGCGAGTGGTGTGGAGGCTGACACAGGCAAGCTCGTTGACACTTCTGATGTGAATAATAGTCAGATCACGTACGCGAAAATTCAGGACATGGGTGCCTCTTCGCGGCTTCTCGGGCGATCAACAACCGGAGCCGGGGTCATCGAAGAGCTTGCTGTCAGCACGGGGCTCACACTTGCTGGTGGTGCTTTAACCGTGACATCCCCCATCCTGACGACTCTTGGTGGCACCGGGACAATTACGAACATGACGGCGGGGGGCATCGTGTTTCCGGGTGTGGGTGGTCCGTACACTCAGGATGCGACTAACCTTTTCTGGAATGACGCGGATAATCGTTTCGGAATAGGAACAGCTACACCGGCAGGTCTGCTCTCTGTCAATCTCGCGTCTGCCTCCGGGAACGTGAGCACATGGGACAGTACCTACGCGATCTTTGGTGCCGCAGGTTCGGCGCAGGGTAAGGCTGTCGGGATTGGGTACGACAGCGTTAGCGATTTCGGGGAGATCCGATCAATTCACCCCGGTACATCATGGAAGAACCTCGCTATCAGGGGAAGAAACCTCCTTTTTTACTATCAGGACGGCGCAGGCATCACTCAAGAGGGGATGCGGCTGGTTGAGACTACAGGCCGTCTTGGTATCGGGACAGCGGCGCCCACCTCACGTGCGACGGTCTCCGATAATACAGTGGCGCTTCCGGCACCTCCGACAGGAACTGTAATTCATGTTGGTGGAGCGAACGACACGTTAGCCCGTTTTGTTTTAGATTCCTTCGGCAACGCACAACCGAACATCACCTTGCGGCGGGCACAGGGTACGGCTGCTCTGCCTACTGCTGTTGTATCTAATGATATTCTTGCTGACTACGCGGCTCGGGGTCGTGGCACGACGGTCTATTCTACTGGCGCGGCTGCTTTGATAAGGATGAGTGCTGCGCAAAATTGGACCGATACGGCTCAGGGTTCTTATTTGACGTTTTTTACGAGTCCGAATGGGACGAACACACTTACTGAGATTGTGCGTATCGACAGTACCGGACTTGTTGGGGTTGGTACGACGGCACCCACGTCGCGGTTGACAGCTTCGGATAACGCGGCAACGCTTCCGGCGCCTACTGCTGGTACTGTTTTCCATGCCGCGGCGGCGGATACCATTAACAGCCGATTTACAATTGATGCCTTCGGTGCTGGCGTGCCTCTCTTCACCGCTCGTGCTGCTCTCGGTACGGGGGCGTCTCCAACTGCCCTCGCTCTCGATGGCGGGATGGGCGGGTTTGACTGGCAGGGACGCGGCACAACGGTCTACTCTAGCACGGCGCGGGCTTTCATCCGGGCCGCTGCGGCTGAGGCGTGGACGGACAGCGCGCACGGTACGTATCTGCGGTTCGCCACGACGCCAGTTGGCTCAACAACAGTCACTGAACAGATGAGGCTCGACGCCGCTGGTCGTGTTGGGATCGGTGTCACGGTGCCCGTTTTCAATCTCGACCTTAAGTACCCTGTTGGAGCAACGGATGTTTTCGGCTGGCAGTATGGGGCTGATGCCGCTTCCCGTAATTGGGGGTTGCGTCCGGATATAATTGAGTATGGTGATTTTGTCATCCAGACGAGTGCCGCGAAAACATCTGGTCAGCTTAATATTAATCGCTGGCGAATCGGTCCTACAGGTCTCATTACCCATAGTCTTGCTGGACTCTCTGGTACTAGTGGTACATTATTAACGACTCCCGGCACTCTTTTTACGCAGACGGCAAATGCCGTTACGACAGCGAACAACCTCACGACGCTCTTCGGAACCGGGGTCGGGACTCTCACGCTCGCGACCAATACGCTCGCCATTGGGCGTACCATCGAGATTGAGATGGGCGGGTTTATTTCGGCAGCGGACGGCGGGGCCGGGACAAAGACTCTCACTCTTAGTCTTGGCGGTGTTACCATCGCCACTGCGACGAGCGGAGCGACGTTCACGACCGTCGTGAACAACGCATGGCGAGCGAAGGCGTCCATCACCTGCCGCACGACGGGGGCGGGCGGGACCTGCATTGGCGGGGCGTCGTGGGAGACGCAGATCGCCACTGCCAACCCGAACGGGGTATTCGCCGTGGCGACAGCGACGGCGGCGTGCAACACAACGGGAACGCTGGTAATAGACCTGAAGCTCAATAATGGGAACGCTACCGGGACCTCCACGACCACCTATGCCAGCGTGAAGATCCTGAATTAATATGCCCGGTTTCACCGAGACTCGGCGTTTCGTTCTATCGGCTGAGTGTGGAAACAATTCGATGATGTACGCCATCGTGGAAGTGAGGGGGGGTGGTAGCTAAAGTGGCAACAAAGACTACGGCTCCGGTCGTTGACCGTCTGACACTCAGCGATCACACGTCGCAGGTAATGGGATTTCTCGACGATGAGAATTCCGGTGCTATAGTCTATGTGTATCTGAACACAAAAAGGGTCGCGACTGTTTTCACAATTCTTGACTCGAACGGTAGGAAGAGGTGGCGCGCGGAGACTTCGGATTTCGCGTTTGGTGGCGGAGTCCAGCACGTCAAATCCGGGGATCATTTTTATTTTCAGGCCAAAGCAGTCGGGAAGGATAAATCCGATCCGACGAAAATCTACACGGTTCTTGGCATCGACCAGCCGGATACTCCTTACACTCAGGCGGATCTCTCACAGCCACTGGGAAACATTTACGAAAGTGAACGTTACCTTGTCGGGGATGTTCCGTTGTTCAATGGTACGGACCTCTTCATGTCTGATATCTCGAATAACGTGGAGGAAGGAGTCACGGTATCGGTTTACGTGAACGGTACGTTTCTTGGCATCACACAGTCGGATCGGACCGGGCACTGGACATTCGATACGCTCAGCGTTCCGGATTCACCGCTTCTTCCTTTGACGAAGAATGACCGGGTAACGGCACGAGCTATTCGGTACGCTGTCAATCCGGCGGACGGCTTGAAAACTGAAGTGCTTGTGCCTTCCGCCGAATCACAGCCTGCCATCGTGCTCGGGAACTTCTATACACAGCGCCTGTTCGATTTTCTTCCGGCGCAGATGCAGACGGATGACAAGATTTCTGGCGACCTTCAAGTATTCACGAAAATACTTGGGATGACGATGGATGAAGTGAAGTCGTTCATCGACCAGTTCACCGACATTTTTGACATCGACCGGTGCGACACTAAGTATTTCGATGCGCTGGCCTATTTGCTTGGCTACCCCCTCAACAAACAGGACTCGTTTGAGTCTCAGAGGTTTCAACTCAAGAATGCCGTTGAGTTGTGGAAGCGCAAGGGCACCTTCGAAGTCTTTCGAATTCTTTTCTACCTCCTTGATTTCGACATCACGATCACTGAGCTTTGGACAGAGGACTACGCGCTTTTCTTCCCGACGATCATGGCGTCAAACCGCGTGGATTATCTCTACTATGACGACCAGAATAACCCGCTGCCGCCACCTGACACGGCTCCCGAGCTTCTCGAAAATGGCGGCACATGGTATAAGTCTCCTTATTTCGGAATTCATATCGACCCGCTCGTGCAGTACACTCCAACACCGGGGTATCCCTATAAGACTGATCCTGTGGCCTGTCCGATGGAATCGAACACGTTTGCGATTGCCTTTTCGCCGGAGGACCTTAAATATCTGCTCGAACGGGTTGATTATTTTCGCCCTGCGCATACGGTGCTTGACTACATCGCTTTCATGTTTCCGATTTTCGAGTGCGGTCCGATTCCGGACGACCCGATGGAATTGGACGTGGACTGGTATCCGCAGGACCCCGGTTGGTACGCGCCGTACTGTCTGCCTGATGATCCGATTTACTACCGTGACGGTCACCACTCCACGCGGCCAGACGGGAAGGGTACGCTCGACCTCGGCGTGATGAGGGATTTGACAGGACTTCATCCCTCCACCGATCCGACTATCAACATGAAAAGGCTGCCGGAACGTGGTTATTGTCATCCGGGAGAAATTCTGGAATTCGCGTCGGAGAGCGACACCGAGGAACCATATTATTTCACTATGCTCAGAAATGGTTTTGGAATGTCTATCGCCGATCTCGCGCCTGACATGAATGATTGGCCTTCTCGTGATCCCTACGACCCGCCACTTCGTGACGGGAAATACCGGTACGCCTCTCGGTTGCTTGTCTACCACAGCCATTTGGAAATGCTTCACAATTTCTTTCCTAGTACTCAATACGGAGTTTCTCCAAGAAGTTCTCTGGTTCAATCCAGTGAGGACGGGTATCTTTACGGCGTGACATCAGCAGGAGGTTTGCTTGGTTACGGCATGGTTTTCAAATTCGATTTAGATGGTAATTTGCTAGACACTTACAACTTCGGTACGTATGAAGCGAGAGACGTACAGTGTGGATTAACGGAAGCACCGGAACCGGGGATTGATCCACTCAGGCTTTACGGCGCTTCGGGGGTAGGTGGTTCCGCCGATGCAGGGTGTGTATTCAAAATAAATCGCACTCCTATGGCTCTGACTGTTCTTCATTCATTTCAGTTAGGTAATGAAGGCTACCTTCCGTCTTCATCACTTGTGTACGCCGTTGACGGATATCTTTATGGTGTCTGTGCGGGTGGTGGTCCGTCTGGACAGGGTACTGTTTTCAGAATTCTTGGGGATGGCACTGACTTTAGCGTTGTTCACGCGTTTGGTGCAGACGGAGTGAATTCTTCACGTTCGTTGATGCAGGCTTCGAACGGACATTTTTATGGAACTGATGCAGTCGGTAATGTCTTCAAGATGGATGGGACAACGTTTGCTATAACAGTGCTTGCAACAGGGCTTGATACACCCTATGGAACACTCGTGGAGTACAGTGGGTTTCTTTACGGTGTGACTAGTGCTGGTGGGACTAACGGCAGGGGATTGTTCTACAAGGTGGAGCTTGCGACTGGAGCCTATACTGCTGTTTCATCATTTCCGGTATCTCCCGGTCCTACTCAAACATTCGCGTTTCTTGCGCTTGCTAGTGCTGGTTTATTTTATGGTGTCAGCACTCAGGGTGGTAGCGGCAATGATGGGGTAGTGTTTTCTGTAAACACGGCGGGTACGATAACCACACTGGAATCGTTTATGCGCAACATTACTGGCTTTAGTTCGAAAGCGGGATTACTCAAAGCGACCAATGGTAGTTTCTACGGAGTGACTCCAGTGGCTACTCTTATCGGTGGAAGTTATGGAACACTTTTCAGGTTCCTGTACTAAAGGGAGAGGTTAAGTGAGAAAAAAGAAGTTGCATCCGGTTATTGAGGAAGTGCTTCGGAAGCACGAGCAGGCAGCGGAACGTTATCTGCGAAAACTCAACGTGATTGAGCGGGCTCCGTGCGGGATCGGGTTCCTGACTCTCGTAACGGTGGATGAGCACGGAAACGTACGTGACACGGTGTCTGGAGCGAACATCGTCGTGAATCTTGGACGGAGTAGCCTTGCACACCTGCTGGCCGGGGATTCTTCGGATAACCACAAGATCGTCGCCATGGTATTTGGTGACGGCTCTACGCCTCCTGCGATCACGGACACGGGGCTCAGTGGCAGCACGATCATCCAAAAGGACACTTCCTACGACTTCCCTGATGGAGCCACAGGTCTTAAGGTGCGATTTACAGCCGTTGTCGGTTCGGCTGAGGGGAACGGCGCGGGATCGCAGATTTACCGCGAGGCGGCGCTCGTGAAGGGAAATGGGGACATCTTCTCGCGAAAGGTCAGCGGGTCTATCACGAAGGACAATACGGTGGTCCTAACTGCCCTCTACACTTTTATTTTTTGAGTCAGAAGAATCTGGTGCCGTTCAGGTTGAAAATCTCTTGCTTGAGCTTGGCGATCTCGGCTTCCTTTTTTTCGATCTCTTCGACGTGTTTGCTGGTTTCGTTGTAAATGTGAGCTTCGTGAGCCTCTTTGAGGATCTTGGGGTTGCTGTCCGCCCATTTCTGGATGTGTGGTGTTAGCTCGGCGATGACGGCTTCACGGGCGCTTCTGCTCGGCTCGGTTGCACGCAGATTGGTGTATGGACCAGAGCGGCTCATGTAGAGCGCGGTGGATGCTCTGAGCCCTGACGTACCGGTATCCCGCTGGATTTCCCACTTGATGCCGTAGCGGAAGAAGTGTGCCGAAACTCCGTAGCGTACACCGCGTATGGTCAGGCCAATGTTCGGGTTTGTGGCGCTGTTGGAATTGGCGTCCACGTAGATGTGGTTTCCCTGCGTGACGTGGAGCAGAACCGGCCCGAATTTCGTGTCGAGTTTGATGTTGCTTGGAGTGTTCTTCCATTCACGAGGGTTCATTACAGGCTTCCTTTCTTGACTTCCCGAAAACGTAGCCATTTGATTTCTCCGTGGTGGTCTAATGGTCTCCAGAACACGGTGCCCGGCTTGGTGATGGCCACTTCGAGTTCTTCGTTGTTCCCTGTTTCGTCCATGAATTGCCGCAGGGAATAGGTTGACCAGCCGGATGATTGAGCGAGAACTGCACGTGTTGCAGCAGCGAAGGAATAAGCAGCGACGATTTCTCGCGTTTGCTTGCCTCTGTTGGGGGCCGCGGGGCATTCTCCGCGGGACCCGATGTAGCCGTAGACTTTGAGGTGCTTCACGGAGTCACGTCTTCACCGTGCGGTAGAGCCTGACGATCTGGCGGACCTGATCGGCGGTGAGGTCATGTAGTTTGAGGCTGAACGTGGTGGGACCGCCGTCGATACGGCCTTTGAAGTTGTCGTCACGGCAGTTGTGAAAGCTTTCGTGGTCGTAGCCGATGTTCAGTTCGGCTTCGAGAGCCCACAGAGCTTTCTGGCGCTGGTTTTCGTAGATGTTGTTCTTCTTGTAGCTCTCGCTAAGTTCCGCGTTCTCCTTGGCCAGCAGGGTGTGTTTTTCGCGTAGTGCATCCGCGTCGATGACTTCGTGTCTGATGGTGACCACCCGATGCGTTTTGTGCCCACGATGGGGGTTCTCGCTTGTTTCCATGCGGATGGAGGCTCGGTTCTTTTTGTAGCCGTAGCCACTGTAGAGCCACGAATAACGGACTCCATCCACGGTCGGGAAGGCCTCCGGGATCTCCTGAAGCGCTTCCGGGAATTCTCTGTCTATCACTGAAGACGGCAGAGCTTCCTTGACGATGGCGAGGAGGGTCTTTTCCTTAGGGACCTGAATCAGGTTCGTCATGACGGGCCTTCCTTTCTCCATTAATGTAATAACTAAATGGTTGTTTGTCAAGGGGGGAGCTAACCCGTTGAATTTAGGGGATCTAGCGCGTTCTCAAAGGGAGACCATTCACTTTAGCTCGTTTTCCCGTGACTATCTCTATGAAAATGAGGGTTACTACCCATCTAACGAGGAGGCTCACAGAAGAAATGAGCAGTGCGCTTCCAACCTCTGTCATGGTTGTCTTCGACCCGGCCAAAGTTCCCGGAGCGCTCCAGTCGTTACGAGACCTCGCCACGGATCTCCGCGTCAAATTCATGTCGGCGGTGGCCGAGTTTCCGAACGTGCGGTCGCGTTTCGTCGCGTCCTCTCCGCTTGAGGCGGCACAGTTCTATGACGCGGCGTTGCGGTTGACCCGTGGTTCTGTCCCTCGTTCGCTGTAGCTTCTTCGGGACTATCTTCTCGGAGAGAAGGAGCCAGTCCCGTAATGGAACCGGGTACGGCAAGGTTACTGTACCGCAGCGCGTCTCGCGCTGTGCTTTCATTTTGAATGCGTGAGGCATAGATGGCTACTATCGTAAGCACCACGACCGCTGCTGAATTTTTCGTTTCAACGGATGTCTATAAATTCGACGTAGACAACCGCCCGTTGCAACACCTCCTCGACAACGACATCGCCATCAACACGGAGCTTGTCGCGACGACCGCAGAGGTTGTTCAGGCACGCACGGGATTGTCGCAGACGTATGGCTCTCTCGACGCGCGGCTCGACGATCTGGAGCTTGCGGCTGGATATCCGCAGAAGCAGGTTGCCTACAACGAATTTCGGGCACGAGCGCAGGCGTGGCAAGCACGATACGCCTCTGGCGCTCTTCTCCCTTTGACGGAAATTGTGAAAATCTCGGACACGTGGGCGTGGCCACCGGGAATAGCTTCTCTTAACGCCGATACGGGGTATGGCGGTTTCAACCAGATTTTTCTGCACGATGAGGGTGCGACGGTCGGGGCGAACCGTATTTTTCTAGGTAATGGTTTGGAGCCGCGATATTCCAGCGGTTCAGGCGTGTATGACTTCCTGAAATACCGTCCGCTTCATTTAAGCGTGGCAGGTTTCCTCATTGACCTGTTCAACGAGGCAGGTGGGGCGTTGACAACGGGGCTCACGAATGAAATCTGCTTCAACCTTCCAGCGGCGCCCTCCGCGAATGGACGTGTGGATTTCTTGTGGCTTGAAGTCTGGTTTCATAACGTTCCGCGCACGTCTCTTGCATTCAAACCGTACGGGGCTGCCGGGTCTCTGTCTGCTGATCTGACAACGGCTGATGATTCTTCACTGCGTGGAAATGTCGGGTTTTGGGGAGGCAACAACGGAGATTACTTTCAGGTCAGGCATCGTCTTCGGGTGTCCACGGTAGCTAACCCTGACTTGAATCCGTTCGGGATGTCGGACACAGCCAACGTAATCGCACAGGGTGGAAATTCTAGTGTTCCGTCTTCTGGTACGTACACGCAGTTCCGCTCGGCGGCGAAAGAGCAGGGAGACCCCGGTTTATGGGTTGCTGGAGACGGGTCATCGTCTTCCAAGAGCACGCAGGTGACGATAGATGGCTACGTTTATGCCATTCCGGTTGCTCTCGTGTTCCGGAGAAATACGGGGCAGTGGACGATTTCAAACCAGAATGGCAGCCGAACCTCTGCGGGGGCGGGTACGTGGAGCACGTTGGACTCGGCGCGTCCTGACGGCTACTACCACGACAAGATCGAAAAGGGGGATGTTACCCTCGTAGCGCCTTCTGCGGTTTCAGAACGAACGAATTTGAAACGTGTTCTGGAAGAATCTTTCGACCGCTTGCTTCGTGGCCAGTTGAAGACGAAGCATGGATATCTTGATTACAGCACCCTCTATGAGGAAGCTACTTTCGGTGGCACGAATGAGACAGTTGGAGGCACCGAGATCGTAGAAGCGATCTGTCTGGATGGTTCTGGAACGCAGGCCAAGACCGTGCAGATGAAGGAGCCCGGTGGGTCCCCGCTCTGCAAGCCGGATGATTTCCGTCGCCTTTTTTCTCCTCAGACGGAAACTCAGCCGGTTGGGTTTACTCTTGACATTCAGTCTTCGGTGGGGACTCCTGCGAATTTCGCTTCTATCGCGGCGAGTGTCGTTACGATCAAGGCTATTGGAAATGGTGGTGTTGGTTCGCCTACAGCCGTTGTTTCAGAAGCTCCGGTGCTCTGGTGGTCTGGTTCGAAAAAACCTGTCGCTTTAACGGGATCGTGGTCTGGACTGAACACAGGCACTCTTACGGCCACGCTCAACACTGGTGATGCTAATTACTCGGCAACGGGGATCGTGGTCGGACTCGTCAAGGTTACCTTTCCGGCAATGGGTAACACGTTCAGGAAGGCGAATTCGGCGGTTGTCGGACAAATTTACACGCCACCAGCAAGTTCCGCGCTTGCTTTTTCGGAAGTGCAGTTGCTCGGGGCAGACAGAATTACCGGGCCTACTGGAGTTGCCGTCGATGCGACGTATTACTACCTTTGCGATAGCGCACACAAGGCGTGGAAGGTCAATCGTTCTACGGGTGCTGTCGCTAATACGTTTGGTGTTCACAGCACGTCAGGCGCTGATAACACTCACCTGAATTCTCCGTCTAGCATTGCGGTGGACGGGTCAGGTAATGTTTACATCGCAGACACAAAAAATCATCGTGTTATCAAGCTCAGTTCGGCCATGGCTTATGTCGGACAGTTCGGTGTGACTGGAGTTTCAGGAACCGACAACTCCCACCTAAAATCACCGGAAGGTGTCGCAGTAGACGGCTCGGGGAATATTTACATTTCCGATACGTTGAATTACCGGGTTGTGAAGATTTCTTCAGCGTTTTCATATTTGTCGGCTTATGGTGTGGTTGGGGTCAGCGTAGCAGACAACACGCATACGGTTCTTCCACACCATGCGTATTTCGGGGATGACTCCAATCTCTACGTGGCCGACCACATCCGGGTGTTGATAATCAATCCTTCGACGATGGCAGCTATTACGTTCATCGAAAATGGCTACCAGATTCCCGGTTCGCGTGTGAACACGGTTCAGGCTATCGACCCGAGCGGTTCAATAGCGTCTCTCGTCGAAGATTCCTCGGGGAATAAGTACGTCTTGCACTCGACTGGTGGTTTCGACATGCCGGGAAACCACGTCGGGTATTTCGTTAGCAAATACGATTCGAATTGGGCCTTCCAGCTACGTTACGGAGCCCGGTGGGATACGGAAATAACGTACGGTGGGATCAATGCCGGTACTACAAATGGTCTTGTGTTCGGGCACGACATCATCCTCGATGAGGCCAACAACGTTCTGCACATCTTTGATGGGCAGAATAGCGCGGACTCGGTTAATGGAGCGGTTTGGGAAAACAGGATCATTTCCATCAGGGCATCCGATTTGACACTTTATCAGGTGCGTGCGTCAAATCCTGTCCCAACGTCCGGAAGTGTGACACCTTACGGGCCGATTTATGGTAATCGTACGGGCTCGGGTATCACATTCGATCCGATTGCTGTCTATAGTCTTCAGTGGCCGACGTTGAAAATAAGTGGGCTCGAATTCGATTCGGTGAATCATTACCTCTACATCGCATACGGTTCGTACGCGGACACTAATTACTCACAAGACGGTTGGATGCGGATTGAAAAATGGTCCATATCCGGAACGGACCCGAATAGCTGGACGTTCGTCAACTCGTTTGGTACAATGGACGTGGCTAATTTTTCCGGTGTTGGTTTCCGTTGGCGGGCTTGGTTCTCTTCAGCAATGGATAGCACGCGAATGGTTTCCAATTTCCCCGGTAATGGTGGAATGTCTATTTCTCGGGACGGTTCGGCACTTTTTATTACCGACCAGCACACTGTCATCAAGCTCAACACGTCCGGGACGAATATGGCCTATGTCGGCAGGTTCGGATTTACTACTATTCCCGGTAACGACTCGGGGCATATGTCCTTTTATCGTGCGGCGGGTCAGGTGTTTTACGGGATGATACAGGCGTTCGTGGCTAACGAAGCTGACACGAATGGACGTATCTATGTAAGTGATACTAATAACGGGCGTATTGTCATTCTGAAAAACCTCAACAATTTCAACACGAGTGGTTCTCCCGGTGCATGGGTTACCTCGTTCATTAACACGAGAGTTCAGCAATCCTTTAGTATTCCGTTCGGTCAAAGCTACGCGCTTACAACGGGTGCGGCTAAAATATGGTTCAAGCCGACGCTCGCGCCTTTTGGGTTGTGGGAGTTGAATGTTGCAGGAGTAAATCGTGACGCTCCTGTGTATGTAGACGCCAACGTTTCGACGTTTGCTACTGTTTATGCTCCGTTGTCGTTTTCCGCGCTGCCTTTTGGTATCGACTCGCTTGGGGTTTATGGGTTGGCAAAGGTTTCTGGTAAGTTGTTTTTCAGTGCGACGAACACGAACCAGCTTGCTGCGGTGCAGACGCCTGATTATCGGTTCCTTGGGGAGTGCGGTACTCCGGGGACTGGTGGGCATGACCGGGCCTCGTGGAGCCATCCACTAGGGCTTGCCGCGGATGCCTCTACTCGGACACTCTACATCTGTGACCACGCTAACGCACGTCTCATCATTTGCGATCAGCATGTGGCCTTTGTCGAACAGAATGTTGGGCGTGTGGAATTTCTACTTCCTCCCGATCAGACTTCGACATGGTACGGGCATTCGAGGTTCACGGCGTTTCAGGGAGTTTACACGCGTGGGCGTGCTCTCTTAACCTATAATTCAGGGGATGCGCGCACGTGGCATCCAGTCATTGCTGGCCGCAACGTGTTGGTGGCTCCTGAAAATATTCTTGTGACAACGATGGGTAAAGGCTCGTCTGAAGGACTTTCAGATCCCGGAATCAACGTGTACGCCAACTGTATTCAGCGTCTCCCTATTCCGCTCAATGGTTTAAGTGAGGTGGGAGTGCGTCCGCAAGAATTCGCTCTTGCTGGTGGTATTTTGCCGAGCAACGCTCATTATCTGCTTCCTCTGCTTGGCGCTTTTGCGGCGTCTCGAAACAACTACAGGGGAGAAAATGAATCCTACTGGCAGCGTGACACGTATCTAGGTGGAGATGAGCGGCTAGTCCAGCGCGGACTTCGCGGCGGCGTACAGTGTGTGACTTCAAGATTTGCGGCATTGGTTGGTCCTAAACTTCTGACTTTTAATTGCGCTCAGATCCCCAACTATCGCTACTTGGTGGCTCCTTTCCTTGTTGTGGTGGAAGGGGAGATTCTGCTGGCAGTCCGGGTTACGTCTTATTCCAGTTCTTCTTCTGCGGTGACTGGAGGGTCGCCCGTAAATTCACTTGGTACTAGTGCGAACGACATCATTGAGCTTTACCGCCCGGTTGGGCATCCGATGATTCCGCATAACGGTGAGTCTGACTTTACACTCACGTTGGCATAGGCATGGATCAAGTGGTCAGTGTCATTTTTGCTGCTTGGAAAAATTGAAAGTTGATAAAGGTAGAAGTGTACGAACAGTTGCGGGAGGATATCCTGCATGGAATTGGCAGAACGCTGGACTATTACGTAGGGCGATACGTCTATGGTATCTCGGAAAAAGAGCTTGCAAACGTGCCCTCGTTCCGGACTTTCGATAGGGTCATGCAGATCGTCTCGACTTTGAAAACTACACTTCCGCTCGACGAAACGTGGCCATTTTCACTCGTTGAAAATACGCGTTCGGCGCCGAAGACACGTGCTTACGTGGCCGGGTTTGGTGTACACGCCTATGAAATCGAGTGTGGCCCTCACGGGGGTACGGTAGAGGATGAGTCGTTTTGGTGGCAGACGGAAGCTCGGAGTAAGTGTGTGGCGTATGGCCCCGATCCTGAGACAGCGATTCTACGTGCGTGTCTTTTGACAGCCATCAAGAGCTTGTGGATCAAGCAGCAGGCACACCAGCCAGCGGCGACTACAAATTGACTTGTGGGTGGGAGTATTGTATTCTTGAATCAACTTTGCGCTCCGCTCTCTCCTTCTCTTCTCTCTGCAAAGCCGATCATGGAAACGCGCTTCCGCCCACATTTTCTTCTGGAGAAAAAACCAAGTGACTGGTATTTTGCTCTTTGATAATCCGCTAGTGCTGGAGCAAACAGACCCGGCGTGGGATCTTGAATTAGGGCTCTGTCTTGCGCATCTGCGCGGCGCTGGAAAATCTGTACCAGACCCTGAAATCCGGACGTGGATGTTTTCTAACCACTATGGTGTTCAGGCCAGCATATCCCGCGAATTTCTGCTGGCCGGGCTGG